GTTTCGTAGCCTAGTCAGACCATCTAAGGAGGGTAAAGGCACCTCTCCAACGACACGATTTCGTATGGCCGCCATCTGGTTGCAAGGACAGTCGTAATGCGCGTACGAGTGTATTGCACCCCGGATGGGTGGAACCGCCAGTCTAATCCACCGGCGGGTGTGGGGGTCCCTGTCTGGTCTCCGCGATGCTTTGATCTTGCAGCCGGGGTCCATGGGCTTGAACTCCCTATCTCTCAGATAGCTGCACACCGCGGGGATGTTGACAGGGCACCCCTATATGGCACCTGGGATACTACCGGTCTTCTTGCCCGGTAATATCCCCTTCCTGACGAGGCCGTTCATGGCCCAGGCCCCGTCAAGAACACGCTTCTCACTCAAGTGCATGCAAACCGCTTCTTCAAACGGGCACATGGACATCATGAGTTGCGTTACTTTTACTGTCTGGTCATATCTGGTCTCTGTATCCCAGGACGGCTCGTTGTCCTCGATCCAGTTACCAACCTTGTAAGTAAGGTCCTGCAAGTCCCGGCCGTCTTTGTTGGAAAATGCTTTCTTGATCTGCATTGCCATGTACAGGTCCGCATTGACCCCATACTTGTTGCACTGCAAGACAGTCATATCCAAATGGAGGTTGGCACCCGGTACGTACGAATACAATACCGGGCGGTACCACCACGAGATCAGCCAGAGCATGAAGACACATGCCCAAACAATAGTCCACTCGGGCCCGAGACTCGTCACACAGTAACGAATTTCTGCAATGCCCCCGCACTTGCCCCCGGTTAAGAGAGCATGCACGAAGACCGCGAGTAGTGATGCCAAAACGCAAAGGAGTGCCAACATCGCGTACCACCCTTCCATCTGAATTTGGAGGGGGGTGAGCCAGTTGTACTTGCCTGTGACCATGGAGGGTTGGGTGTACCACCAGACCAACAGAAACTGCCAGATCGATGAGGGTTTATTGTCGCCTGTTGGCAAGTTGACCTCGGTCATCGTGTCGAATGACCTTTCGATTTCGTGGCGTCTCCGCTTCTGAGCTAAGCTTTTCAGCTGTTCCTCAGCGCTCAACGGGATGAGCGGTCTCAGCTGGAACGCCGAGACCTCTGGGGTATCCTCCGTGGCCTCAAAATTGGTCCCAGCAGACGGAACAAGTTCCGTACACGAGTCTGTCATCCCGGTCCCGGTGATTGTCACTTCTTCCACAACGGCGTCTCCGCTATCGGTTAGGGTCGTTCGTGACGAACCACGTGTGGGTGGTATCGGGGCAGGTAACGTGCTAGCTGCTAGGTCAGCGATGTCGGTATCGCTGCAAGTAAGACCGGTCGTGTCTGTGTTCCGAGGTACAGGGTGGTTGCTGCCAGTCTCCGAGCTACTTTGATCTTCGCTCGAGGCCGACACGCCTTCCATTTCCTGTATCCTTGCTTTCCACGCGTCCCAATCGGCCTGATCTGCATCCTTATCAGGCCGTGGAACGTAGGGTAGCTTTGCACCACGACGTCTAGCCTCTCCGCGCCTATTCATGCGGGGAGGCTTTCCTTTGCTACGCGTTTGAACCGCGCGTGCGCTTTCGGCGCCTGACTTTCCAGTCCTGGTTTGAGGGTCTCGTAATCCCCTCGCGCTACTGGCCTCGCCCTTCGGCTTGGTCTTCACGTCAGTGGTGGCTCCCTCGGAGGAAGAGCCAGCACCTGTCTTTGAAGTAACGTGGGCGCCCTTGCGGTAACGCTTGTTCTTCGGGGGCCGGTTGGCGCCGGACCCAATTTGCTTATTTTCAGCGGAAGAGCCTTTCAGC